TATATAAGTAAGTACACTGACGAATGGCTGAGTTTACTGCGTCAGCCGGACTGGTGACAGGACGTGCGAACGGAGGTGAGTAGTCATGGAACTAGGAGCGCGGGCGGGTGCCGGAGGCCTGGAGGCCGGAGTCAAGGGGCTTATCGGGCGATGCGACCGGCTGACGGGTGGGCCTGTCTCGTTGTAGGTCTCCATGCCAGACTCTGATACCGTCTCCTTAACAGATTATAGGAGATCTGAAAGGGTGTTCGTATGCAAGCCAGCAATATGTCTGCTTCTCATTCTCTCTCTCAGTCTCCAAATCTACATCCTGATTTTACTTATAAGCGACAAGAAGCTCTCTGGAAGCAACTTGTCTCCGCAGAACACAGAAAATTCTGCTCTTGTGGAGACTACACCCAACATTTCAGATTTCCTAGTCCTGTAAAGGAGGACGAATGTATCAGAGTCGTAGGCGAAGAAGGCGGAGATGGGGTCGCCGTATCCTATCACGTTACAAAAGAAAGTGGGGACGAAGATCCCGAAGAGGTCATGGCATCTATCGCCGTTGGAGACGATGGAGACGACGACCTCGAACTGTGGTAACTGAACAACACAGTAGGAGGGTCAAAACCATCATTGTCAGGGGGTGGGAACCCCTGGGCAATATATGTCCCACAGACAGTGCCAGGGCCAAGGCTACACCCTATGCCTCCTATGACTCTGACTCTGGACAGGGCCAATGGCACGGGACCTGGGGACACCACTGGTTCACCTTCCAGTCATTGGTGGACAGAGCTGAAGCACGCCTCAACTCTTTCTCGGGCAATTGGGAGAGCTATGACTACCTGCGCTTTCTGGGGGGCACTATGTACTTCATGCAGCCCAGAGAGATGTGCTTCATGTTCGGTAATGACCCCTACTTAATGACCTCAGACCTAGACAAAACAGCCTCGCAAAAAAACAGAGCAGAAGAGACCTGGATCACCCCAGGATATCTCATGCACAGGCCTGGGACCCACCTTATCCTCAGCAGACAAAAGGTGGAGAGACGATCCATGTACAAGATCCGGGTCCCTGTACCCACCAGCTGGCGGGGGTGGTTCCCTATACCGGACTGCTTCAGCTATGTCCTCTGTCATTGGTATTGGACTTGGTGGGACCCTGACGCCTGTTTCTTCGATCCCTGTGCTACAGGCAGCTCGTGTGAAGCAGAGCCATGGTGGAGTACTGCCCAGACCAAACAGGCCTGGGTAGACCGAACCAAGCTCGATGACCCCCCCGTCGGAGGAACCGGACCCAACCAAAAAACCTGGGCCCCATTCCTGCCTTCCAGACCCTGCACCAACTACTATACCCACTCCGCCTCTTTTTGGTTCAAATATAAATTGAAATTTCAGGTCACCGGAGAAAACATTTGGGCGCCGGTGCCAAGAGACTACTCGCAACGAGGAACTGTTCCCACCGCCCCCTCCCGCCAGCAAGTGGAATCTGAAGCCAGAGCCCCTTATCCTAAAACAAACAGACCCCCAACCACTGCTGACATCCTCCCCGGGGATCTCGACAGTGATGGGATCCTCGAAGACGAGGCTTATGAACGAATTACTAGAGATAATCCATGCCCTAAGCGGCCCAGACCCCTGGGAATCCGATGGTGGGATGGGACCCCAGGGAGAACCCTCCAAGAGCAACAGCAGGCTGCTGTACTCAGACCCAAACCCCGAAGACAGCTCCTCAGACGACTCAGAGATGTCCTACTTCAGCTCTAGCGACAGCACAGACGCAGACATAACTTACCCTAACATGGAGGGGGGGAGGACCCCCCCTAGATACCCCCCCCCGAACATGGGCATTTACTTTTAAATAAACCGTGAATTCGAAAAGAGGAACTTGTGGTCTGTGGTCTGTGGTTTTCCGTAGCTCACCACAAACGGACGTCGCCTTGGCAACGACCGCAACTTCTGCTTTGCGGTCGGTTTCACTTTTAGGGTTAGTGTTGGTTTACGGCAGGGGCGTGGTTTCACGACACTGGCGTACACGGCACGCCTCTCGCGTGACGTGTTTTCCTGGGAGGGACACAGGGGG